GACATAATCAAAGGAGGTAGAAGTGGCGGGTAAGCGTTTTGGTTCACCACCTAAAAAAGGTCCAGATGCACAGGGTATGAAAATAGATTATTTTAAAGATGGTAATATGTCTGTAGTAAGCAAAGCAAAAGTAAAAGAGTTACATGATAAAATAGAAGGGTTAAAAATTGGAGCTCTTTCAAATTTAGGTTGCCCTCATCGTGAAAATGGTGTAAAAAGTGATATTAAAGGTATAAGTAATATACAAGTAAAAGGGAAAAAATTTATTGGTGTTAAATGATTGCTGTAAAACAATAATGGATGCTGTCATAGCTAAGGGTGTTGAAACATACAGACACATAGCTATAGACCCTTATGGTAATTTAGACTATCAGCATTATGATGACACACCATCCTCAACAGCAGATTATACAGATTATATGAAAGTAGAAACTTTGTTTGATTTGGTAAAATATAAAGAGTTTGCTTTTTTTGAGTTTCCTGATACTTATTTTTTTAAAACAATGAAAGGTGGATATCCATTAAGTATAGATGGTAAAATACAAATGCACGATAAATATTCAGTGGTGCATTTAGACGGCCCACATACTACACTAGCTGTTGGAGAGCAAATTAATTTTTTTATGAGATATATGGAAGATGAAAGTTTAATAATTTTAGATGATCACAAAACATATAATACAAAGACAATTGATTGGTCTTTAAGTAAATTAGGTTTTTATAAAATACGAGAGGGTGAACGCAAACTTATTTACAAGAGAAATAATGAGAACCATTGATAGATCATGGAGACTAGCGATATCTCATAAAAAATGTAGCTTTTGTGAAAACCCTGCCGTAGATTATGAAAAGTTTAAATTTTATTGTCAACTATGTTGGGATAGAAAGGAAAAGGAGAAAAAAAATGGCATTAACAGCACTAATAGGTCCAGCAACTAAACTGCTTGGTAAATTTATTGAAGATAAAGATAAAAAAAATGAGATAGCTTATAAGCTATCTACTTTAGCAGAAAAGCATGCTCAAGAATTAGCAAAAGGACAAATAGAAGTAAACAAGGAACAAGCTAAACATCCTAGTTTGTTTGTAAGCGGAGCCCGCCCCGCTATAATGTGGGTCTGTTGCTTGGGGTTACTATGGCAGTTTTTCATAGGACCGATTTTAAATTGGTTTGCTAGTATGTTCAATCCTGATTTGATGCCACCAAGTTTGGAAATGGAGGGGCTCGTAACATTAGTTATGTCGTTACTCGGACTCGGAGCAATGAGATCCTTCGAGAAGTCAAAAGGTATTGCTAGAGAAAACATGAAAAAATGATAAAACGTATTCATATTAATCAACATGTCATACGATCTAATAAAAAAAATAATAAAGATGATCCTGTTATTACTGTTAAAACTTCTAAAGAAAATTATTATGCCGAAGAAGTGGTAATAAAAGGAGATAGTAAAGTTGTATATAGTCCAGATAAACCATTGTCCTGTGGTGCCAAAGTCTGGATTGAAACAAAAGCTATGTTAGTATTGAAAGAAAAAGACTTTCAATTAAAGATTATATAGTGATTTAAGAATATATGCTTGATATAGAAACCATTCAACAATTTAGACGTATTATCAGAAAAAAGTTGGAAGATGTAAAAGAAGATATATGTTACAGTATAGACACAATAGAAAAGTTGCAGTATGCTAAAGGAAAACTCAGTGCTTATGAAGCATTGCTACGGGATCTTAATGACCTGCTAAAAAAGGAGAACGATTTAGATGACTTTAATAAAACCTAAACGCTATTTACAAAGTGAAGAAAAAATACTCGTACCAAAAGGTGCAAAACAAACCGAAGAATATCTTAAAATAATACCCAACCCAGTTGGATACAGATTACTAGTAAGACCATACTCTGGAAATAACAAAACAGAAGGTGGTGTATATTTATCTGATAAAACACAAGAGAACATACAAATGACAACTGTTGTTGGACTTGTTGTTAAAATGGGTGATCTTTGTTATAAAGACAAAGAAAAATTTCCAGATGGGCCTTGGTGTAAAGAAGGACAATTTGTTATTTATGGTAGATACGCTGGAGCTAGATTTAAAACTAAATTTGGTGAGCATAGAATTTTAAATGATGATGAGATCATCGGAACAATAAAAAAACCAGAAGACATTCTGGCATTATTTTAAGGAGATAACATGGCTAATACAAACGAACAAATAGAATTAGATATTGATGATGTCAAAGAAGAAACATTAGAAGTATCAGATGCAACAAAAGAAGAAGAGAAACCTGTTCTTGAAGAAGTTGATTTAGGATATTCAGATCCTGTAAAAAAAGACACAAAAGCAGAAATAGAAAAAACAGAACCTGAAGTCAAAGAAGAAGGTGACGATTTACAGTCAATGTCCAACAAAGTTCAAAAAAGAATAGATGGACTCACAAGAAAAATGCGAGAAGCAGAAAGAAGAGAAAAAGCTGCTTTGGATTATGCAAAAGGTTTACAAAAAAAATATCAAGATGCTGAACAAAAATTTACAACATCTGATGATAATTACTTAAAAGAGTATGAAGCAAGAGTAGATAGTCAAAGAGAACAAGTCAAAAATGTTTTAAAGAAAGCTATTGAAGATCAAGATTCAGATAAAATTATGGAAGCTAATGATAAGTTAACACAATTAGCAGTAGAAAAAGAAAAAGCAAGATTACAAACAGCACAAAAGGAACAACAAAAGAAACAAAAGGAACAGGAAGTAAAACAACCTGTTGAACAGCCACAACCAAAAAGGCCAGAGCCTAGTGAAAGAGCAAAAAGCTGGGCAGATAAAAATAAATGGTTTGGTAAAGACAAAGTCATGACTAATGCTGCATATGGAATTCATGAAGATTTAGTGAGTCAGGGGTTTGACTCAGAGTCCGATGAGTATTACAATGAGATAGACAGAAAACTCACTGAGTATTTTCCTCAGAAGTTTTCGGCAGAAAAAAAACCCGTCCAGACGGTTGCCTCAGCGGGGCGTAAACAAGAAGGACGCAGAAAAGTGACTCTCACCCGATCACAAGTAGCGATAGCTAAAAAACTAGGGGTGCCATTAGAAGAATACGCTAAATTCGTGAAGGAGTAAAAATATGAATAATAAAGCAAGAACCTCACGCAGTTCAAGTGAAACAAAAGAAGTACGAAACAAACCTTGGACTCCACCATCAAGTCTGGATGCACCCCCTGCACCACAGGGCTTTAAGCATCGTTGGATAAGAACCGAAAGTCTTGGTTATATGGATACAGGTAATGTATCTAAAAAATTAAGAGAAGGCTGGGAGTTCGTCAGAGCTGAAGAAGTTAAAAATCAGCTTGGAGATCATGATTATCCAGTGATACAACAAGGTCAATATCAGGGGTTAATTGGGGTTGGTGGCCTTGTGTTGGCAAGGATACCTGAAGAAATAATCGAACAACGCAAGAAGTATTTTCAAAGCATTACTTCTGATCAAGTTAAAGCCGTTGATAACGATATTCTTAGGGAACAACGTCCCGAGATGCCTGTGAATATTGATAGGCAATCTAGGGTAAGTTTTGGAGGCTCTCGTAAAGGGAGTTAATTATTAATTTAATATAAGGAAAAAGATATGGCTAATAGTAACGTATCATTTGGTTTGAGACCTTTAAATAGATTAGGTTCAAGCTATAATACTACTGGTACTACAGAATACAGAATAGCCTCTGACAACTCCAATAGAATTTACCAAGGGATGCCTGTGATACCTCTAAGTACAGGGTTTATTGATGACCTTCAAGCAGCAGCAGGTGGAACAGTCTCTATTTTAGGTGTATTCTATGGATGCGAGTATGTATCAAGTACCACTGGAGAAAGAATTTTCTCAAACAACTGGCCTGGATCTGGGGCTGACTCAAATCATCCAGTAAAGGCATTTATTTATGACGATCCAATGCAGCTATTCGTAATAGCAGCTGATGCAGGGGGATCAAGTTTTGACACTGAAGCTGAAATAAGAGGAGCTGTCTTTTCAAATGTGCAGTTGGCTAATGGTAATAGTGGTAATAATACTACAGGTATTTCTACTGCTGTTGCAGATTTAAGCACAGCTGCTGACACTGCTTCTTTTCCTCTACGTATTGTTGGAATTCAAGACGATCCTGAAAATTCTGATTTTACCGCAGCAGGTATTCCTTTGATCGTTCGTATTAACAATCATTTTAACGCACCTAATGGATCTATCGTCCAAGGTACAGTTTCAACTACAGGAGTATAAAGCATGGCAATATCAAGAACCCAACTAGTTAAAGAGTTAGAACCAGGCTTGAACGCACTGTTCGGTTTGGAATATAACAGGTACGAAAATGAACATGCAGAAATTTTTGAAA